AGGACTCGATCACCGAGGTCGCTCCTCTCGGTAGGCTTCGCTCGTTGCTGACGTTGGTGCCTTACGGTGATCGGGCTGCGCGCCTGGAGGATGAAAAATCCAATGGCTGGCTTCCAACTAAATCTCGCACTGTCTGAGGGGCTTGCCGCCGTTCCGGAGATTCTCAACCGGACGATGCGCGAGCTCGACCTCGCGGCGGCGCGAGCGCTGCGTAAAACGGCAAACTGGCTGCGTTCGGCCAGTACGAAAGAAATCGCCAAGGAGCTGCGGATTACGCAAAGCCCGCTCCGGCATCGCTTCGACGTGTTTACCCGGGCTTCCGGTAAAGAGGTAAAGGTCTGGGTCGGCCTACGGCCAATCTCGGTCCATTACCTCGGCACTCCGAAGCAAACATCGACCGGCGTCTCGGTTGGCCATCGCGCCTATGAGGACGCTTTCATCGCTCAGCCTAAAAACGGCGCCCCGATGGTTTGGGCGCGTAAAGGTCGTGAGCGCCTCCCGATCGCCGTCGTTCGAGAAGACTGGGAAGGGGAAGCCCTGACCGTGCTCGAGCGGTGGGAAAAACGCGCACAGCAGCGTTTCGTTGAGCTGTTTGAGCAGGAAGCCCGCTATGTCCTCGAGAGTGCTAAATAAACCGTCCGATCTGTTCTTCGCGATCGGTGACGCCATTCTGGCCGCTGATATCGGCGTGCAGGTCGGCAATTACGACGACTTCGACGGCACGGTAAAGGACGCGACAGTCCTGATCGAGTTCGAGCGGACATCGCCAGCGGGCCGGACCAACGATGGCCGCAAGGCGCACCTCGTCACCGTGACGCTGCATGCGGTCGTGGCACGCTGTAGGGATCACTCGACGCTCGCGGCGATAAATCTGGCCGGCGTGCTGGCCGATCTGGCCAAGGATAACCGCTGGGGGCTTCCGGGCCTGCAATGCGGCGTGCCGAAAGACCTCTACACCTCGCCTTCGATGTTCCAGACCGGCCAATCGGGGTACGACGCGTGGGGAACCACGTTCACGCAGGTTATCGGGGTCGGCCCTCCGCTGCTCGATGATCCGACTCTCGGCCCGGGCATTGGTGGAAACAACGCGCCGTTCGTGGCGTATGCGTGGGAAGTCGACATCGGCGACCCTGGCCAATTCAAACAGCTCGAGGTGTGATCGATGCTCGCCTCTCTTGTGCGGATGCAGATTGCACCGCTGATCGATCGCCTGCTCGAGCTCGAGACGGAGATCGAGGATCTGCATCGCCGTTCCGAAAGCTTTTGCCGCATTGGCACTTGTCAGGAGGTCGACGCCGGCACGGGCCGGTGCCGTGTGTCGCACGGTGATTTGCTCACGCCACCGGTGAAGTTCTTCAACCCCAGCGCCGGCGAGCAGAGCGAAACCCGTATCCCCTCGGTCGGTGAGCAGTGTTTGCTCCTGAACTATGGCGGCGGGGAGGGTGCTGCGCAGTCGGTCGCTTTGTTCGGATTGAACTCGGCGGAGTTCCCGCCCGTGTCGACGGTCGCCACGCTGACGCGCCGGACCTACAAGGACGGCACGGAAAGCAGTTACGACGCCATGACCCACGTCCTCGACTGGAAAAACGGTCCTGCGACGTTTAAGGGGGCGCAGGAGGGTATCGAGGTAAAGCTCGGCCCTGCGATTTTCACCATAAAGCCTGATGCGATCGAGCTGAAACTCGGCGAGGTCGGGTTTCTGATCGACCCCGCCGGTTTCCATTTCCTTGGCCCGTTGGTGGATCACCAAGGGAAAGTTATCAGCACCGCGTAAAGGCCCCGAATGATCGACATCGACAGAAATACCGGGGCCACGGTGGACGGCTGGGCGGCGTTCGTAAGTCGCGCCACTCGCGCCGTCACGACGCCTCTCGGAACCCGGCAAAAGCGCCCGATGTACGGTGCGGAGGTGATGGGGCTGCTCGGTAAGAGCCTCGGCGATGACTTGCTTTTGCTCGCGCAGAGTCACGCGGCAGATGCCTTTTACAACCCGGAAAACGGGATCTCGGAATTTAAGCCTGACGTGATCGTCGCGACTCGTCGTGGTGCCGGCCTGTTGCTGCGCTTCTCGGGCACTTGGCGCAACGAAACGAAAGAGTTTGAGGTGCAGACATGAGCGGCATGCTGATACCCGGCCAAAACCAATTGGCCGAGCCGGAGATCGTTCTCGTCGAAAACTTCGAGGATCTGCTCGCTGAGTTCAAGGCCTTTGTGGTCGAGTACGTGGCGACCAAATCACCGGAAAACGCGGGAAAGCTTGAGCTCAGCCTCGAGAATGAAAGCGGGCTGATTACCCTGGCCCTCGAGGCGTTTACGGTTCGCCTACAAACGCAGGAGCGCAAATACAACGCTCGAATCAAGCAAATGCTCGCGTGGTGGGCCACGGGCTCGAACCTCGATGCGCGTCTCGCGGACATGGGTCTCGAACGGCAGTTGCTCGATCCGGGCGACCCCGAGGCATTCCCGCCGATTCCTCCGACCTATGAAAGCGAGGACGCCGCTCGCCTGCGCTATTACCTCGCTCCGCATGCTCCCGCCGCTGGCTCGAGAATGCAGTATCGCCGGGAAGTGCTGACCCTCGGTGACCGCCCTGTCGTGACGGTTGAGGCGCCTTCGGCGGGCGTCGTTACGGTGACTTACACGTTCGATCCGGCCAGTTATGCCGCGCAAGTCAAGGATGGCAACGGTCGCCGCACGGCCCCGGGCGAGGTGCTAGTAACCGTGCTGGGGCGTGCTGGAGACGGCACGCCGAGCGCGGATCTGCTCGAGGCGGTGCGCGCGCACTTCGCCCGGGATGATGTGAGGCCGGAAACAGATTCTGTGACGGTGCAGGCGGCGCAAATCGTGCCCTACAAGATCCGGGCGGTCGCGTACATCAACGCAGGCCCTGACGCTGGGCTGACGAAGTTGTCGGCTGAGGCGCAGTTGCAAGCCTACGGCGCGAGCTGCCATCGCCTGCAAGGTCGCGTGGACCCGAGTTGGATCGATTACACATTGCACAGCGCCGGGGCCGTCCAGCTTGAAATCCTCGAGCCCCTAGAGCCAGTCGTCACAACGGCCTTTCAGGCGCCGTTCTGCACGGCGGTAGAGATCGAGGTCCGGACGCTATGAATGATGACTTCGATGTCGTTCGGCTGAGCCTGTTGCCGGTCAATCGATCGCCGCTAGAGGCGGCGCTCGATCTCGGCTTCGCCAAGCTGCTCGAGCGGATCGTCCCGCCGTTCCCTGACCTGATGGACCCCAAGCGCACGCCGGTCGCGTTTTTGCCGTATCTGGCGGCTGATCGCGGTGTCAGCGAATGGAACCCGGACGCTCCGGAGGCGGAGAAGCGTTTGACGGTTGAGCTCGCATGGCCAACCAAGCGGCAGGCCGGTACGCGGCGCGCTCTGGAGAATGCCGTAAAGGGCTTGCAGTTGGTTCCGGAGGTTGTCGCGTGGCATGAGCGATCGCCACGAGGTGAGCCGTACAGCTTCACCGTGCGGGCCTTCACCGAGCAGCCTTACACCGAAGAAATCGACGAGCGCCTCGATCGCCGCCTCGCAGATGCCAGAAGCGAGCGAGACACCCTGTCGGTGTCCGTGGGGTTGAGCGCGTTCGGAACTCACTACATCGGCGCGGCCACCTTCTGCGGTGAGCTGACCACTGTTTACCCGATCGTAATCAGCGGCGTCGAGGCGTCTGGCAATGCCTTCAGGGGCGCCGGCCTCTACCTCGTCGAGACGACCACTATTTATCCTCAGGGGTCCTAAATGGCCGATTTTTACACTCTGCTCACAAATGCGGGCATCGCATACGAAAACGCCTGCAAGGCTGCTGGTGTGCCGATCAAGCTGACGCAAATGTCGGTCGGTGATGGTAGCGGCGCGGTTTACAACCCGGCGGCCACGGCTACGGCGCTCAAGCGAGAGGTGTGGCGCGGCCCTCTGAATGCGCTCTTTCAGGACGAGCAAAATCCTAGCTGGCTGCTCGCTGAGGTGACCATTCCGCCAGATGTCGGCGGCTGGTACGTGCGCGAGGCCGGGCTCTGGACTGACACGGGCATTCTGTACGCCATCGTCAAATATCCGGAGTCGTTCAAGCCGGTGCTTGCGAGCTCGGGATCGGGGAAAGAGTTCTACATTCGTTCGATT